AGTCCTTCTTCTTGCGATTAAACGGAGGTCCAACAGAAGTCTTCATATCAACGCCCCAGATGTGGGAATTTGGGATACCGCGAATAACTTCCTCCGCTGACACCGGACGATAACCAGATGTGTCACAATGCTCAAAAGGAAGCAAGTAATCAATCAGGGCCAACCAAGCATACTCGTAGTCCATGTCCATACGGTTAATGTACGTGAACATATTCGAAAAAGGAGACTTCCACAAACCATTACGCATTTCACCGGTCATAGCTGGAGGCATCCAGTACGGACTCTCACCACACCAATCTCTCTCCAGGTCGCGGAATTCCTCCGCGTGTAAAGTAGGCATGAAGGACGTCTTCATAGTTGCACCATGAATCTGTGGGACGGCTGTTCCATAGGGCACGACTTCAACTCCCTGTTGAGTGACTGCAGTCCACACCTCCGACTTGGCTGGGAAGTGTGCAAACCCCTGATCTTTCAACAAGCTAACTTGGCTTCGCGGAATTTCAACACCTTGCAAAATGCTGCTTAGACCACTAGCACCGGCCATCATGTCTAAGTAGTTCAAAATGGGTCCACCATAAGCAGCATCCGCAAAGATAGTGCTCTCCCACATCACTGCGTGTTGAGCAACAATACGCCAACCTTTACCGATGCGTGCAATGTAGATACCACCACATTCACCGTCGAAGGTTTCCGTCTTGTGACTAATTACTAAGCCCACATGGGGTAGGCGTTTCATCTTAGCCTTCACACAGGTTTCCACTCGCTCCGACGTAATCAAACGTACTTCGTCAAAGTCTGAAACACTCTCATCGACTGTCCAAAGCATGCTGGCTATGGAAGGCCGCCCCACCAAGGAAGGCACCTTCACCAACACTGTTTCCCAACCAAGCTCGATGACATTCAAACCACGTTGAACCTTTACACTATAAGTCACACCACTCGAGACTATCTGCATCATCTCACCATCAACCGGAATGGCATGAGAAACAGTAGAAATCAAGTTGTGTCCCCAAATACAGCCCTGCACGCGGACGGCACCTCGCACTACAACCATATTCTCCTGTGTAACTTTCAACAACTCCTCTAACGTATAGGTCACCCCACGACTTGGCAAACCAGGGACGAATTCTTGCCTAGCTCTACGCCAAGTTTGGTCGGGCAAACCTTCCACCGAATTGTCTGTCCTACCTTGCGCAACTACACTTCTCTTCTGCCACTTATACACGCCAGCCACTACTAGGCCCGTTAAGCTCAGAAGAGCTACCTGTTTGGCTGTAGGAAGCCATTCTAAGTAGCGCGCAACCTTGGTCTCCACGGTCTCAACACTATCTAAAATGGCATTGACCCGCGAAACGATACGATTCACGTTGCGTGGGAGCGAACCAAAAGTGTCCAGGTACGCACTAACCAAGGGAGAACGGTAAATACGACGCACACCTTGTGCTAAAACAAGAGCTCCAACACCCGCAACTGCCACGGGAATGTACCCACCTTGTCCAACAACATCCACCCGACGATGAACACATTGGCGCAAAGAG